TTAACCTGGGTCCGATCGAAGGCGGGGATAAACCCATTAGACGGTTAGACACAGCATTAGTCGATCCAGCAGTAAAAGTGGAGGGAGGTGATGTGACAGATGCAAGCAAAGTCGAAGGCAAGGGGTAAGGAGGTCAGGGTATCTAATGGCAATGTTGAAGTTCGCGCAGCAGTAGAAGGGGAAAAGCGAACTATTGGAGGATATGCCATAAAATATGCCCAACAATCCCAGCCAATTAGGGATAGATGGGGAGATAGATTCGTTGAAGAGTTTTCGGCAGGTGCTTTTGATGAAACCCTACTCACAAGGACACAGAAGTCTTTATGGAACCACAATATTGAACTTCCATTAGGTTCGGTAAAGGCAGGAACATTGCGGGTATACTCAGACACTGTTGGTCTTGGCTTTGATAATGATTTACCTTCAAGCTCATGGGGTAATGATGCCTACGAGAGTATAAGTCGCGGTGACGTTGACGGAGTATCTTTTGGTTTTAGGTGTCTTGAAGATAAATGGTCAAAGATCAATATCGGTGAAGAAGAGATATACAAGAGGACAGTAATTAAGGCTGAATTATATGAAATCTCTCCTTGCACTTTTCCCGCCTATGAGAGTTCAGAAGTTAATTGCAGAAGCCTTGAAGATTTCAAGGAAGAAGAGAAAAACACTCATGAACTTCGCCGAAAGCTAATCATCGAGACATTATTTTAAGGGAGTGAGCCACATTGACAAACGAAGAAATAAGGCAACGCAAAGCGTCATTGGAAAGCACCATCGAATCATTGTCAAAACCGATCATTCCACTCCAAAAAGAGCTAGACGAGCTGAACAAAATTAAAAAAGAAAAGGGGACTAAATAATATGAAAACTTTAGCTGAAATCATGGCCCGAAAAGCTGAAATCCGTACAATGTTGGAGGACCCAAAAGCAGACCTCAAGGCAATCGATATCGAAATGCGTGAGCTGAACGAAATGCAAGCGCAAATCGAAACCCGCACTCGCCTTATGAAAGAGGCAGAAGAAATTAACGAGGGCAAAGTCGGCGAAGTTCGCGCAAGCCTTATTCCTGGTGGAAAGAAACCTAAGAAAGAACTTCGCGTAAACAAATATGATACTGAGGAATATCGTCAGGCGTTCATGGACTATTGCTTGACTGGTGTTGTTACTGCTGAACTTCGTGTGGATGCCACGACTGTAGTTGCCGACATTGGAGCAGTTATCCCAATGACAGTTATGAATGAAGTTGTACAAAAGCTTAAAAGCCTTGGTCAAATCTATGCTCGTATTCGCAAGACTGCATTTAAAGGCGGTCTGAAAATCCCAACTGCATCCGTCAAACCTATTGCGACGTGGACCGCTGAGGGCGTAGTAGCTGACAAGCAAAAGAAAACAATCAATACCTTCATCGAGTTCAGCTATTACAAACTTCAATGCCGTGTTGCTACAACCTTAGAAGCTGATACAGTATCCTTACCAATTTTTGAACAAACCGTTGCAGCTGATATGGCCGAGGCTATTGTCTTAGCCATTGAAACATCCGTAATGAAGGGTTCCGGCGTTGGAGGCCCTAAGGGAATCTTGCTTCACACTGCTGTAATTCCACCAGGTCAACAAATCACAGTAGCTGCTGCCGATATGTCAAAGTGGGATAAATGGAAGAAGAACGTCTTCGCTCAAATCCCTCTCGCGTACGAAGGATCTGGCGTTTTTGTAATGACAAAGGCAACCTTTGAGGGTGAAATTGACGGAATGGTTGATACTGTTGGTCAACCTATCGCCCGCACAAACTATGGAATCACTGGCGCTCCTGTTCGACGCTTCGGAGGGTATGAGGTTATGTGTATCGAGCCGGGTGATCTCCCTAACTACACCACAGCCGCCGTTGCTGACGTTTTCGCGGTGTTCGTCGACTTCTCTGAGTACATCTTCAATTCTAACCTCCAAATGACTTCCAAACGCTACTTCGACGAGAACACTGACGAGTGGATTAACAAAATGACACTCATCGGTGACGGTAAAATGCGCGATGCAAACGGAGTTCTGTTAATCAAGAAGGGCATTTAATTAATTGGGAGGGCTAACGTCCTCCCTTTCCTTTAAGGAGGTGCCACATGATACTAGATAAAGTCAAATTAACCCTTAGAATTGACGATACAATCCTTAATGAAGATATTCAAGATACAATCAATGCTGCTATGGCAGACCTAAAGCTATCTGGTGTACTTGGATCCAAAATCATTGAAACAGATGCGTTGATTCTGAGGGCAATTAAAACATATTGTAAAGCTGAATATAGTTCAGATGCAAAAGAGGCAGAAAGATATAGTGAATCTTATGCAATGCTGAGAAATCACTTGTCTATGTCAATCGATTATAATGTTATTCCGGTGGTGATCGTGTGAATCCCAACGATTTAAGACACAGAATAACCTTTCAAAAACTAACAAGCATCATAAATACCAACGGATTCCCTGAAGATGTTTGGGCTGACATTGCCACGGTTTGGGCGAGTAAAAACAACCTTTCAGGCAGGGAGTTTTGGGGCGCGAAAGTTGTTCAATCTGAAAATACCGTGGAGTTTAGCATTAGATATTCTTCATTTATTGATGATATCGACAGCAGAACATACCGAATTGTTCACGGCAAAAAGATGGTCGAAGGGTTGGAGGTTGACAGAGTTTATAACATAACCTTTGTTGACCATGTGGATTTTAAAAAGGTGCTTGTGAAGATCAGAAGCCTTGAGGCGGTGGTCTAATGGCAGGGATTGAAACGAGTGGCTTTAATGAGCTTTTATCCACTATGGACAGTATGTATACAGCCCTAACTAGCAAGGTTATAACAGACAGGATTTTGATAAAAGCGGGGGAGCCAGTTCTCCGTGATATGTACGAAAATGCTCCAGTAGGTGATTCATTCTTTAATGCAAGGGATGAACTGGAGATAACTACTAAGACAAGGTTCGGGCAAAGGGTTTGCTTTATCGGAATAACTAAATCAGATATGTCGACAGCATTTTATTTGAAGTTTCACGAATGGGGAACTGTAAAGATGCCCGCAAAACCTTTCATGCAACCTGCATTAGAAAAGAATAGGGCTAAGATTAAAGAAATCCTCTTGGAAGAACTCCGGAAGGAGTTGGGAATGTGACTATTAACTCCCGAATCATGACAGCCCTCGCAACACTTGGAATACCAGTATCCTTCCAAACCTACAAGGGTACCATCACAACCTACGCAACATTCTTCGAGTATCTGGCGCAAGGCGAATCGTTTAGCGAAGACCAGGAGGATACCACAGGACATTACATTCAGCTAGACATATGGAGCAAAGGCGATAATTCCGCAGTTGTTATCCTTGCAAAGTCATTAATGATTGCCGCCGGATTTAGTCGGACAAATGAAACAGATCTTTATGAAGCAGATCTGGCCGTGTACCACAAAGGACTGAGATTCTTTTATGCAGAAGAAATTTAGAAGGAGTGATTTAATTTGAGTCGACAAATCGGGCTTAAAAACATCTACACAGCGAAAGTCTTAACTGATCCAGTAGACGGAACGACAACTTATGATGCACCTCGCAAGCTAGAGAGGGCCATCAAGGCAAGCATCAAGCCAAAGGTATCAACGGCAAAGCTTTATTCTGAGGACGCATTAGAGGACATAATGAACGCGTTCGATTCGGCAGACGTTTCCATTGAATTGAACCAATTATCATTAGGAAGTCGCGCATATCTCTTAGGGTCCAAGGTTATCAAGGGGCAACTTGTGGACAACAAAAACGACATACCCCCAACAGTAGCGTTTGGATTCCAAAGCCGAAAGGTTAATGGAAAATATCGTTATGTCTGGCTATACAAAGGCAGTTTTAGTCTTGGTGACGACACATATGAGACTGAAGCAGACAAAAAGAAAGACCAAACTGCTTCTCTTTCTGCCACATTCTATGCGCGAGAAAGTGACGGAAACTGGCGCACGATTGCGGATAATGACGAGGTAAATATTGACTTGGCTAAAATAGCAGCATGGTTTACAGCCGTAGCACTGCCGCCGGTAGGGGCAATTGTCACAACCTTATCAGTCGTCGCAGGGATGGCCTCAGTGGTAACAGGTATCGTCGGTACAGTAGTTACAGTGGCGGCGGTTAAAACAGTCGCACAGCTCAAGTCTGCATTACAGGTAGATGGTGGCAAGGGTACTCTCGAAGTGTACTCCACGAGTGGCATGACAGCCTTTGCGCTTGATGTTGCTACAGTGGTCAACACGATGGTTATAAAGGCAATCGCCGAAGATGGCACGACAATGGCAACGAACACAATCACAGTCGTATAAAAACAAAGGGCATCCTTCGGGGTGCCTTTATTTTAGGAGGGCACATATGAAGGGTAAAGATTTTAGACCCAACGAAAAGACCATCGAATTGCTTGACGGTAAACACAAAATAGCCATGGACTTTGGAGCATATGAACAGCTCGAAGAAATATATGGAGATATGACAACGGCCTTTGATAAGTTTACAGCTCAAAAAGAAGATGGAACCCCTTCGCCAGTCAAGTTCAAAGACATTAAAAACTTTCTAACCGCAGGGATAAACTCCTGTATTGAAGATCCAGACGAACACTTAACCCCTTTCGCGGTTGGTAGACTCATAGACATTACTAAAATAGCCACATATGCAACAGTATTAATGAGCCTTGTTACTAATTCTATGCCGGAAATAGAAGTTGACGAGGACAATGAAGAAGAAAAAAACTAGATAGCCCAGCCGAACGCAAGGATTGGGACTGGGCCTTTCTTTTGTATATGCACACAAACCTATTAGGGCTAAGCGAAGAGTCATTTTGGCGCACTACTCCAAGGAAATTAGAAGCACTTTATGCTATTTATAAGACTGTTAATAATTTGGATGAAAAAAAGGATCTCGCTATCGATGACGTTTTATTTTAAAGGAAAGGAGGAATCATTTATATGGCAGGAGATGAAATGGAATTAGGGATTCGCCTCGCAATGGAAAGCCAATCCTTTCAGCAACAAATAACTGGCATTAATCGTGAAATGAAAGTCGTACAGGCCAATTTTAATGAAGCATCTTCGGCATTAGGTGATTTTGGCAACGAAGAACAAAAGCTAGAAGCAAAGTCCGCAAGTCTTACTCAGCAAATCCAAATGAGCCAGCAAAAGGTTGATCTATTAGCGGATGCCCATGATAAAGCAAAACAGAAACTAGCTGAAAACGTTGCCATTAATGACGAATTGCGTCAATCCCTCGCGCGGTCAACGACTGCATATAACGAAAGCACAGCGGCAACAGGCGAGAACAGCGCGGAGAGCTTGCGCTTAAGGACTGTCATGGACGGACTTAACACGCAATACACAGCAAGTAACTCCTTAATCCTTCGCAATGCCACAAGCACGGACAACTTGAACATTCGCCTACAGAATACCAGGACGGCTCAGAACAGATTGCAAAACGAATTAACCGCAACTAATACAAGTCTTGAAGCACAGCGTAATGGCCTAAATGATGTTGGTGATAGCGCAGAAAAGAATGGATCCAAGATTGAGGGAATCAAAAAGAAGATTTCTGAATTAGGCAGCACGGCAATGCTTGCTGGAATAGCGGCAATTGGAGCGGCGTTCACGGCATCATTTGGCATTGGGATTAAGATGTCGGATGACTTAACGAGGGCATTGAACGGAGTACAGGCGGCCGCTGGTATAACAGATACGGGCATGGGCGAAATGAAAAAGACTTTAACTGAAATCTACAATGATAATTTCGGTGAAAGTTTTACCGAAATTGGCGAGTCAATGACACTCGTTAGTCAACAAACTGGATTAACCGGGGATGCGTTAAAGAGAACAACCGAAAACGCCTTATTATTAAAAGATACCTTTCAGCTGGAAGTTCAAGACAGTCTATTAGGTGCTAACCAATTAATGAAGCAATTTGGAACTGACGCAGAAACAAGTTACAACCTGATAGCGCAGGGAGCTCAAAACGGATTGAACGCAAACGGTGATCTAATTGACACGATCAACGAATACACTCCCACATTCAAAGCCCAAGGGTTTAGTGCTGAAGAAATGTTTAATATGCTTGGAAATGCAAGCAAGTCAGGAGTTCGGAATATTGACTTAGCCGCCGATGCAATAAAAGAGTTTGGCATTAGGTCAAAGGACGGCAGTACGGCCTCTGCTGATGGATTCAAGGCCGTGGGGCTGAACGCTGGGGCAATGACGAAGGAGTTTGCAAAGGGTGGAGACACCGCAAAAGTTGCATTTGATAAAACCGTTAAGGCGCTATTGGCAATGAAGGACCCAGTAAAACAAAACGCTGCCGGAGTCGCTTTATTCGGTACCCAATTTGAAGATATGGGTATCAAGGGAATTACCGCATTAGTCAACACAAATGGTTCAATCAAAACTACAACCGACTCGCTTAAAAAAATCAATGATGTTAAGTACAATACACTGGGCGAGGCAATCGAAGGTATCAAGCGCAGTTTTGAAACTGGCGTATTACTCCCATTAGGCGAACAGATTACGCCAAAACTAAACGAGTGGGCGGCATGGACAAAACTTCATATGCCGGAAATAAAGAATGATTTTAGTTTTGCAATGCAAGTCGTTATGGACAATGCTCCTTTAATAGTTGGCGCGGTTGGAACAATTATAGGCATCTTTACGGCTTATGGTGCCGTTATGTTAGCAACTAAGATAGCGGTAATGGCAACGACTGTCGTTGAAAACATTCACAAAGCGTCTATAGTTGCAAAAGGAATTGTGACAACGATAGCAACGGCGGCGCAGTATGGATATATAGTGGCCATGGAAAGCGGGTCAGTATGGCTAGGTATTGTAGCGGCTGCTCA